CGCGCCGCCTACGACAAGGAGATGGCTGGCAGCGGTGAGGATGATGACGAGACCAGGGTCATCGAGCCGCCCAAGCCCGCCGAACCGGAGAAACAGGACGCCTCCGGTAAGCCCGAGCCGGTCAAGGACGATGCCGACGCCGCCCGGGCGGAAGCCGAACGGGCGGTCAAGGCCGAACGCGACCGCGTGGCCGACATCCAGGCGATCTGCGCGGGCGAGTTTTCCGGGATCGAGCGCGAGGCGATCTCCGCCGGGTGGGACTCCGACCGCGTCCGCACCGTGGTGCTGAAGGCCATCCGGGATTCCCGTCCGCAGGCGGATGTGAACATCTCCGTCACCCCGGAGCGCACCCCCGCGGACACGACCCGACGACTGGAAGCGGCGCTCTGCTTCCGCGCCGGGATCGGCGATGAGGCGCTCGTGGCGGCCTACGGCGAGGCGACGGTGAACGAGGCCTACCACGACCGGGACGTGTCGCTGCAGCAGATCTTCGTGGAATGCGCCCGGGCCGAGGGCGTATCCCTGCCGCGCCATTTCGGCAATGACACCATCCGCGCAGCCTTCAGCACGGTGTCGCTGCCGGGCCTCCTCAACAACGTGGCGAACAAGAAGCTCCTCAAGAGTTTCCAGGCCCAGAACATCATCGCCACCCGGCTCTGCTCCGAGGGCGAGCTGAACGACTTCAAGGAGTCGGAACGCTACCGCCTCACCGACGTGGGGGATCTGGAGCCGGTCGCGCCCGACGGGGAGATCAAGCACGGCGGGCTCGCGGAGGAGAAGGCCACCAACCAGCTCAAGACCTACGGCAAGACCTTCACCCTCACGCGCACCATGATCTACAACGACGACCTGAACGCGTTCCTGCGGGTGCCGGAGGGGATGGGGGCGCGGGCCGCACGGAAGGTGGACCAGCTCTTCTTCCAGCGTCTGCTTTCGAATCCCGGTGGTCTTTTCGGCATTCCCCACAAGAACTACAAGGAAGGTGCGGGTACGGCGCTCTCCACCGACAGCCTCGCCGAGGCGATCCAGATGTTTCTCGATCAGGTGGACGCGGACAAGCAGCCCATCAACGTCTCGCCGCGGTATCTGCTCGTGCCCACCGCCCTGAAGCTGACGGCACGGGAGATTCTGAACAGCTCGCTTCTCCTGTCGGTCGGGGCCACCAACAAGCAGAGGATCCCGACGTACAACCCGCTCGCCGACGAGAACCTGGAGGTGGTGACGAGTCCGTATCTTTCGAACTCCAACTACGCCGGGGCTTCGGCGAAGGCGTGGTATCTCTTCGGCGACCCGGCGGTGATCGACACCTTCGAGATCGGCTACCTGCGCGGTCGGCGCACCCCCACGGTCGAAAAAGGCGACACCGACTTCGACACGCTGGGGATCCGCTTCCGGGTGTTCTTCGACATTGCCTGCCGCGAGCAGGACTGGCGGGGCGTGAGCAAGTTCAAGGGCGAGGCCTGAGGCGGCGTGTCGCCGCAGACTTTGACGCTGTCGCGTTGATGCCAGTGCCTGGATAGCCTCGCATATTCGTATCGGGGTAACCAGACAACCTTAACGGAGGAGAATTCGATGACTGCGATGTTCAAGCACAGGGGTGAGGCCATCGACCATGTGCCGAGTGCCGATGTCGGCGCAGGCGACGTGGTGGTCCAGGGGGAACTGGTGGGCGTGGCCAAGCTCGACATCAAGGCGGAGACCCTCGGCGCGCTGCATGTGAGCGGTGTCTTCGACTTTCCGAAGGCGACCGGCAGCGGCTCCGGCCTCGCCGCCGGGGTGAAGGCGTACTGGGACGATACGGCCAAGGTCGCCACCGAGGACGCGGCGGGCGGGGTCAACAAGTACCTCGGCAAGACCGCCGCCGAAGCGGGTGACGACGCGGCGACCGTCCGTGTGCGACTTTCGCAATAAGGGGGGAAGCGATGTCGGATCTGCTCGAACGGTCTTCGGCGTGGCTGGAAGGGATGCGGGAGAAGCACCGCACCCGGCCGGTGGAGTACTGCCGCGACGGCGAATGCGTGACCGTGCCTGCCACGGTCGGGAATACCGTCTTCCAGATCGCCCGCGACCTGGGGCCGTTCGAGCGGATCGAATCGCGAGACTACCTCGTCACCGCTTCCGCTCTGGTGCTGCAAGACAACGATGTTCTGCCCTCGCGGGGTGACACGGTGAGGGAGACGGACGGGGACAGCGTCTACATCTACGAGGTCATGGCGCCGGGAAGCGAACCGTGCTGGCGCTGGTCGGACGATTACCGTCATACACTACGGATACATACGAAATACGTGGGGAGGGAATCGGCATGAACGGTTCGTGCGATCTTGATGACCGGGATGAGTGCGCGCGCAAGTTCGACCTCCTGTTCGAGAAGATCGACCGGCTTGACGAGTCCATCCGGGGGAATGGCAAACCCGGCATCGTCGTCCGCCTCGACCGCCTCGAACAGTCGGAGATGTCGCGTGGCAAGCTCCTGTGGCTTCTGGTGGGAGCATTCTTCTCCGGCCTGGCGAGCTGCCTGACCTTCTTCCTGGCCTAGAGGAAAACGCCATGAGCATGGTCGTCGATATCGCGCAGGCAGTGACCGACGAGCTGAACGGCGGGGCCTTTTCGCAAGCCTTCACGGCCGAGCGGCATTACCAGCCCGTCTTCGAATTGCCCGACATGAAGACGCTCCACGTGACGGTGGTGCCGCGCGCCATCTCCATCGCCACGCTCGACCGGGGCCGCTGCCAGCACGACGTGCAGGTGGACGTAGCGGTGCAGAAGAAGTTCGGCAGCGACGCGAACCCCGAGATCGACCCGCTCATGGACCTCGTGCAGGAGATTGCCGATTTCTTCCAGCAGCGACGGCTCAGCGCCATGCCCACCGCCGCCTGGGTGCAGACGGAAAACGCACCGGTGTACGGGCAGGAGCACATGAACGAAATGCACCAGTTCACGAGCGTTCTGACATTCAGCTTTCGCATATTCCGCTAACGCAGAAGCAGAGGAGCTACCAATGGCAAGTTACGGCATTCACGGCTGCGTAGACCATTACGCCGACCTGCCCGAAGCAGCAAAGCTCGACCTGGGCACCGTCTTTCTCGTGCGGGCTGACGCGGGCGCGCCTTCCGGGGCGGGCCTGTACTGGGTGCGCAAGGACACCGGCGGCAAGGCGTGGGTCTACCTGGACGGCCTGTCCATGCAGCGGGCCGACGAGGTGCCTTACGACGACACCGCCTCCGCCCTGCCCGTTGCCAATGTCCAGCAGGCCATCGACCTTCTGGCTGGCGGCGGCGCGGCGCTGGAGGCCTTCGAGATTCATGTCGACCCGGCGCACGGGATCGACGCGCCCGGTCGGGGCGGCCCGGCTTCCCCCTTCCAGACCATCGCCTATGCCTTCGGCCAGGTGTCCGACCTCGGCAACGACACCCCGGCCCTGACGCAATGGTGCGCCGAGCAACTCATCTTTCGCCTTGCCCCCGGCGAATACGACGAGGGCGACATCCTGCTGGGCTTGAAGCGGGCGCATATCGTCCTGCAGGGCCAAGGGGTTGTGATTCCCGGTGATGTGGGCCTCCGGTTCGACCTGGCTGACATCCCCACCCTGAAAGAGGCTACGCTGGACGATGGTCGCACCCTCGTGAACGCCCCCGGCCTCCCCTGGCCGCTCGACTACTTCCCTTCCCCGTCGCTCACGATCCTGGGCGAGACGCCCGCCTTCGACGGCGGCGCCCAGACCCGGTCGGTGATGATCGGCGGACGGGTCTGCTTCGACTACACCGAACCGCGGGCCTCCGACGGGACGCACCAGGGGTGGTACGGCCGGATCGGGCTGGCGTACCCGGCGCTCGTGAACGCGCGCGTCGATGGCGGGTTCGCCGTGACCGGCCGCGCCTCCCGCGCGCTGGCGCAGCTCTATGTCGACAACGTCTGGTTCATGAACGGTTGCATTGGCGTGGATTGCGATGCCGACCTGCTGGAGACCGCCACGGTGCTCCTGCGTGCGCGCCACGCCCTCGTCGGGGCTTGGGGTGGGGGGTGCGTGCTCGGATCCAATGTCCAGATCAGCGAAATGCGGTCATGCTGGGTGAACGGAATGGACCGCACGCTCGCCCTCCCCGGCGGCTTCATCACCACCCGCGACGACGGGATCCGCGACTGCCGGTTTACCGGCGACGTCTTCCGCTTCGGCGGATCCTCCTCGCCGAAGAGCGTAACCCTCGATGCGGCCTCCTTCGCGTCGCTCCAGGCGAGGAAGGCGGCGGGAGCCGATTGGGACGACGCCCACGTCGACTACGCGTTGCTCGACACCGCCGCCGGCGTGGCCTACGACGGCGCGGAGAGCCAGACCGGGGTGTGGGATGGCGACGCCCCGGTGGATCTGCAGGAAGCGGTGCGGCGCCTGGCGCTGGCGGTCCAGACGTTGAGCGGCGGGGCCATTGCCTAGCGGAGACGGTCATGATCGGCATGACGGCGCATTCCACATTCAGGGGCGGGAAGGTGAAGGACGCGGCTGCTCGCGCCAACTTTACCAACCTCACCCACGCGGCGGCGGCGATCCGGTTGACTGCCCGGCGCAGCATCAAGAAAGCACCGAAGGCTCGGGGCCGCGAGGCGCAGGGGCGGTTCAGGTCGGCAGGCAAGACGCAGCCGAGCCCGCCCGGCAAGCCGCCCCACACGCGCAAGGGCCAGATCAAGCGGGCGATCCTGTACGCCGTGGATCGACCCGGAGCCCGGGCTGGCACTGGCGGCCGTGCATTCATCGGCCCGACCTATGAGGCGATGGGCATGTCGGCCAGTGCGCACGAGTTTGGCGGCCGGTTCCGGGGGCAGCGGTATCGAGCGCGCCCCTTCATGGGACCGGCCTTGAAAGAGAACGTACCGAGGCTGCCCAGGCTATGGGCGGGATCGGTGAGGTGACATGACAATGATGGCGATGCAAGAAAACTTTTGTCGCAATTGTGGCCAGAAGAAATCCGTCGAGTGTTTTCAGCCAGACTCTCGGTATTCAGACGGCTATCAACATCAATGCAGATTATGCCGTAATGAAAAGAACCGTGAACTGTACTGGCGAAAGAGACCAGAAGGCCGCAAGCGAAATTCCTTTGGACGCCCATTGTCCCCGGGTGAATGGGAAGAGGTTATCGCAAAGGGGAAACTCCGCTGCAGAATGTGCGGAGAGGAAAAGCCATTGTCGGAGTACAGGAGGCATCGTACTCGGATCAAGCTCTACTACTACCTGTACTGTCCGAAGTTCTTTGAAGTGTTGTAAGCTGTTTTGCCGATATAT